GTCACAATACTGAAAAAGTCGTTCACCAATGCCTGTCACGCCCTCTGAAACAATAACTGACTTGATATTGGAATTATTCTGAAATGGTGACGGATTGCTGTCAGTAGAATAATCGAATGTTGCCCCTGTGCCTTTGAGGAGCAGTCTGCCGTCCGAATAAAGTACAAAATCCACGCTTTGACCGCATTTTCCGATAGAAACCACATCGCCTGTCATCTCATCAATTTTCAGCGTTAACTCGTTTATTTTTGTTGTCAGTTGACCGACTGTGATGTTGTAATCTTTTATCTGCGTCTGAATTTCTGCAAGTTGTGAAAGCATATCTGTGACCTTGCATTTGCCAAGAATACAGCGGACATATCCGCAGTAGTTTGAATTTTCACGATAATCTGTAATGCTGAGTTCTAATGTGCCTGCATCAAGTCTGATAATGCAAAGGGTGAGATATTTCTTGTAATCTGTATTCTGAAATCTCGGTATTGCAGGATTGGTGGCAGGTGTTCCGGCGAGAATTTCAAAGCTGACATTACGGACGTTTTCAGAAGTGTTGCAACAAATTCCAACCGCCATATATCTCGGCAGGGATTCGTCCACATAGCGAGATAAATCATAGGTGTATGCCGTATCCGAAATGAAATAATGCCCCTGAATCCAAGCCTTTCCGCTGCCGATTGTCAGTTTCAATTTGCTTGCAGACAGCTTGAAACACTGCCCGAAGTTGTCCTGAATTCCGTCACAAATAATACTGCCGAGATAGTCGTTGAAATTCTCAGCAGTATATGTTCTGTCAAGATTTTTAGAATTGAAAAATCCGAATGAAAATGCCATGTTAAGCCTCCTTAAATGTCGGTGTTAAATTTCTGCCGTTGTGGTCGAAACTCTCAATCATTCCAACAAGCTGTATTTTGTTTTGCCTGATTCCAAACCTGTGATATTCTACGGTGACAAAATCGCCAACAAAATAGTCCACACCGTATTGAAACTGTGTGGACTGCACTGCAATCTGTGATTCTGATTTTGTCTTTGTGGAAACAAGATTCTGCTTGCCTTTCTCTTTCAGAAGTTCCGAATATTCTTCCTCAGATAATGGTTTTGTTTCGCCATTTTCCTGTTCTTCATTTGAAATGTCTTTTGCATCAACATACACTTCATAGCGTTCGAGAGAAGAAGGTTCTGCTCCTTCAAAATATGTGGTTCTCTTGCGTTTTTCACCTTCGCCTTTTCCCAGAACATAGGCGTAATTCTTTTTAACAGAAGTATCCGTAAAATAGGTGAAGGACAACAGATTATTGTACCTGTCAGAAAAAATAATATGCGGATTGATTTCCTGTAATATACTTCTGTCAGTACCCTGCGAAAGTTCAAAAATCATTTCATAATGCTCATTATTGGTTTTACTCAGACGTATATTTGCAGTTCCGCCGATTTTCTCACAGATGGTGTACACCCATTCCATCAGATTGTCATAGCTGACCTGCAATTTGGTTTCAGTATCCCAGAAAGTGCCTGACGAACAACCGACAACAAGTCCCGGAATCTTTCTGATACCCGACGTACAAGCGTTATACTGTACAACATTCATTATAATTTGAGAATATGAAACAAGTTTTGTAAAGTTGAATGTGGGATAGATAATTCTGCGTTCAAGTAAACACATTAAAAATCTGCCTTTGATGATGAGATAGTCACCATCTTCGGCATCGGTTTCAAGTTCCACAGATTCAATCAGTCCGAAATGTTCCTTATCATCATCACGACCAACAATTCTCCCTGTCTGAAAAATCTCAATATTTCGGGGAGATGCAGCAATATACACTTCAAAAGCACCGCATTTGTAATATTCGATGTCCCATAAAAGCGAAGAAAAGCTGTCGCAGACAGCCTCAAGGGAAATATTCAGCTTATCATTTAAGACAGTCATATTATAAATTTCAATCTGCATTTTTCACACCCCTAAGTACGCATTGCGGTGAATAAGACGGACTTTCAGGCTTGACAGCCCCTCAGACGCACGAACATAGAATTTATTTTCACCCGTTTTCAGATTCAGCCATGTTGAACCTGAAACAAGCCGGTTGATGATATTTGTCACAACGCCCTCACGCTCCAGAAGAACGGTTTTGTTGCCTGTTTTCGTAGTTATGGTGATAACATCGCCCTTTTGAATATCGCCCGAAATCTGCATATATTCGTCCGTCAGAGCGTTGTAAATGGTCGGATTTTTCGCAGGTCCACCGCTGATTTCAAGAGTGAATCCAACCTCATCACCGCTGTTGTTGATAGTCATCATATCCTGCGTATTATATGCACCAATCGGAAATGGTTCGTCATTATCAGGGCAGACAAAATGAAATGCACCTCTGACACGGGAATATTCTGCAATCTGCGTTTCGGTGGAATACCAGTAAATATCAGGGCAGAGAATGGAAATCTGCCCATTGGTCAGCTTTTCAAAATTCTCCACCTCGCAGGTTTCCACGATACCCTCTGCATACACAGAGATATTTTTTGTGGAGTAGTAAATTTTGATGTAGCGTGACGGCTTCACCACTCTGTAGAGTTCATGCCTGCGGAGTTCCACATCAAACCCACGCATTTCAAAGGGAATGACCACATTTCGCTTTTCGATGAATGCGTTATTCAGATAGCTGCCGTTCATTCCTGCATAATTTGAAGTGCTGACTGTTCCTGTTGGCGGATCAAGTCCTTTGATTTTGGAGAACATATATTGGTTTGCTGTTTTGGAAAGGTCGATTTTTTGACCGATTTTGTTTTCGAGGATTAGGTGATAGAACATCTGGAATCATTCCTTTCTGTAAAAATATATTGACAGACATCAATCTATATGTTATAATGTCACATAGATAATTGTCAATATGAAAGAGGTTTACAAATGATGACAGACTATAAAAATGCAGCTTCTGTTTTTAAGGCACTTGGTGATGAAAACAGAATTCAAATTCTTCAGTTGCTTCATGGTGGAGAATTATGCGCCTGCAAGCTGTTGGAAACATTGAATATTACACAGCCTACGCTTTCACATCATATGAAAATACTGTGTGATAACGGTATTGTCAACGTAAGAAAAGAAGGAAAATGGTCCCACTACTCCTATTCAGATAATATTGATATTACTTTGAAAAATATGATTTCATCTATTTTCACATCACAGGAGGATATACAATGAATCAGATAAAAGAAATCTGCTTAAAAGAAAAAAGCAAAAACCCATATATGATATGGCGCAAACTCATAAAAATTTCAAACGTTCCTATGCACGGTCCCATTCATCATATAATAGATGGAGCTGCCTTCATGACCGCAATGTACAATGCGGGTGTAAAATTCAATCTTGACGCAGCACTTGATGAACTTGCAAATCGTGGTTCTGATATGCCCGGAGCAACTTGCGGCAAATGGGGAATGTGCGGCTCTGCTTCATCTGTAGGTGCAGCACTTGCGATTATTCATGAAACAGGACCTCTTTCAAGCAATGAATATTACAAGCATAATTTACAACTTGTATCAAATGTTCTTTTGAAGATTTCTGAAATCGGTGGTCCGAGATGCTGTAAAAGAAACGGATTTCTTGCGATTAAAACTGCTGCTGAGTTTGTTATTAAAACATACGGCATTGATTTGGAATGTGATGATTTTTCATGTGATTTTTCAAATAAAAATGCTCAGTGTATTAAAACGAGATGCCCGTTTTACAGGAGGTCTGAATGAAAAAAGTCGCCTTTATATGTGTACACAATTCCTGCCGAAGTCAGATAGCAGAAGCTCTCGGCAAACACCTTGCAGGAGATGTGTTTGAAAGTTATTCCGCAGGTACGGAAACAAAAACGCAGATAAATCAAGACGCTGTGCGTGTTATGAAACAACTCTACAGAATTGATATGGAGAAAACACAATACTCGAAGCTGATATCCGATATTCCCAAACCTGATATTGCCATATCAATGGGGTGCAATGTAGGTTGTCCGTTTATTGGCAGACCATTTGATGACAACTGGGGGCTTGATGACCCGACAGGAAAATCTGATTCTGAATTTATTAAAGTCATACAAGAAATTGAGAAAAGAATTTTAGAACTGAAAAGTGACTTAAGCACATTTTAATTACATTTTCACCGCATTCCTCGTCTGCCTGTAAATCTCCAGCCGTGACAGTGATTTCGGACTATTGTTGGTCTGATTTACTGTGCGGCTGTTGTCGTTATTGTAGTAATTATTGACCACAGAATTTTCAGAACTGCCATTCATAATCGCACCTGTCATTCCATCAAGATTGTAGTTGAGATCAGAATTGAGCGTTACTCTCATTGTATCTGCAACACCTGAAACTGCCTTTGCTACGACCTTTTTGCTTTTGTTGATGCCGTCTGCCAAGCCGTTCATGAAGTCCGGCATCCAGCTTTCAAAATCTGTCAGCGGACCTACATCAGGAACAGAAAAATGCAGATAACTGCGGATCGTATCCGCAATTCCGGAAACGCTGTCAGCAAGACTGCCGATCATACTTCTCAAACCGTCAATGATGTTGGAAACAATATCCCGTCCCCAGTTCCACGCATCTGATGCAAGACCCTTGACATAGTTCACCGCATTGTCAAATCCGCCTTTAATCGTGGAGTAAATGCCGCTGATGACAGAACTGATGGAAGATTTCACATTGTTCCAGATGCTTGTCACCGTGGAATGAATGGTGTTCATCACTGATGAAATCGTGGAAGAAATGCTGTTCCAGACGGAAGATACCGTATTTCGGATAGTGTTTACCACGCTTGAAACAGCACCGCTGATGGTATTCCACACACTCGAAATGATGGAATGAATCGTGTTCATCACACCAGAAATGAAACCTGAAATTGCAGTCCAGACAGTAAAAATCACGCTTGAAATAGTGCTTAAAACCGTTGAAATTGTGGTATAAATAGCGTTCCAGACCGTTTCAAAGAACGTTTTGATGCCCTCAAGCAACGGCGTGAGAAAGGCAACAACTGCATCCCATATGGTCTGTATCTTTTCCGAGATCCAATCCATCACGTTGCTGATAATAATATGAATCGCCTGAAAAATGGTTTCAAACAGATATTTAAATGCCTCTAAAAGAGGCGAAATAAAGCTGTAAATGGCATTCCAGATACTTGAAATCGTGTTGTAAATGGCTGTGCAGACAGTTGAAATAACCGTCCATATTGCATTGAAAATGTTGGCAAAAAAGTCGTGGATACCGGTCAGGATTCCAGCAAAGAAATCATATACAGAAGTGAAAATCGTGACTGCTGTGGTATAGATTGCAGTCGCTATCGTTGTAAAGAACGTGGAGATTGCATTCCAGATACTTGTGAAAAAATCAGCGACAGACTGAAACGCAGAACAGATGCTGTCCCAGATGCCAACAAAGAAGTCTTTGATGCTTGTCCAGACCTTATTCCACGAAGTTCCAAACCAACCAAGAAATACATCTGCCACACCACGAAGAACATTCAGAATGTTGCTGAACTGATTGACGACAAAATCCCAGATAGCAGTAAAAATACCCTTGATGCCATTCCAGCACTGCTCCCAGTTTCCCGAAAACAAGCCGATAAATACATCAAGAACGCTTAAAATGGTATCCGTCACAAAAGTGAAAATATTTGAAATATGCTGAAAAACGCCCTCAAATACAGGTGCAAGCACACTGCACAGACCGTTCCACAGGGATTTCAGCATATCGCCGAAACTCTGAAAGTTGAAACCCAACGCATTCACTCTGTCGACAATTCCGGATGTCAGACGTTCAAAGGTACTTTTTATCTGTTCCCAGATGGAAAGAATGCTGTTTTTGAAGTCTTCGTTGGTGTTCCAAAGATGCATAAAAGCGGCAACCAGTGTCGCAATAATCGCAACAACAGCCACCACAGGAGCAGAAATACCACCAATTGCGGCACCAAGCGTTGAAAATGCAGTCTTAGCACCTGCAATCATTGTCGGGACTTTGCTGATAAAAGTCATCAGTCCGCCAATTGAAGAAATTGTTTTACCCACCACAATCAAAAGAGGACCTAAAGTCGCAGCCATCAATCCAATTTTGATAATGGTCTGTTTTGTTGCAGGGTCAAGAGCATTCAGCTTGTCCACAAATCCCTGTATTTTGGTGATGATGTCACGAATAACAGGCATCAGAATCTCGCCAAAAGAGATAGCCAGTTCTTCAAGCTGAGATTTCAAAATGGTAAGCTGGCCTGCAAGATTATCCTGCATGGTTTCTGCCATTTGTAAAGAAGTACCGTCACAGTTTGCAATCGCACCTGATAATTTATCAATATCCGCAGGAGCAGCATTCATTAAAGCAAGAAAGCCTGACATTGCATTTTTACCAACAAGCGACTGTGCAGCACTTGCTTTTTCGGATTCTGACATCTGATCGAATGCCACTCTGCAATCTGCTAAAATATCAGAAAGGCTACGCATAGAGCCGTCTGAATTGGTGGTTGCGATTTCCATTTCTCCAAAGGATTCAGAGCAGAATTTGACTTCACCTGAAAGTGCAGTCATAATGGAACGCATGGAAGTGCCGGACTGTGTAGACTTGATACCTGCATTTGCCATTAAACCAAGTGCCTCAGCGGTATCTTCACAGGAGAACCCCAAAGCACCTGCAATCGGAGCACAGTATTTGAAAGATTCCCCAAGCATGGAAACGTTGGTATTTGCATTACTTGATGCCGCCGCTAACACATCGGCAAAATGTCCGCTGTCAGCAGCTGTTAAGCCGAAAGCGGTCAATGCATCTGTAACAATATCAGAGGTCGTGGCTAAGTCCTCACCGGATGCCGCCGCAAGATTCATAATGCCGTCAATGCCAGACAGCATATCGTTTGTTTTCCAGCCCGCCATTGCCATATAGTTCATGGCTTCGGCGGCTTCACTTGCTGAAAATTTCGTCTTACTGCCCATTTCACGGGCTTTATCACGCAAAGCCTGCAAGTCATCGCCGGTTGCACCGGAAACAGCAGCAACCTTTGACATTGCAGAATCAAAGTCGGAGGCAGTTTTCACAGCGGCAGTTCCAAGGGCAGTAACGCCAGCGGTAATTGGAAGAAGTTTTTCGCCTGCACCGGATATTTTACCGCCGACATTCTGAAGAACTTCTCCTGCATCGCCGATTTTTTGCAGGGCAGAACCTGCATTTTTCGCTTCTGTTTCCAGACGTTTCAATTCGTTCTCTGTTTCAACGATTTCACGCTGCAAAGCATCATATTGCTGTTGGGTGATCTCGTCGTTTGCAAGAGCCGTGTTTGCCTGTTCTGCGGCAATTTTCAGCGTTGCAAGCTTTTCTTTTGTTGCAGAAATGCTGTCGGCTAAAAGTTTCTGTTTCTGAGAAAGTAATTCTGTATTTTTCGGGTCAAGTTTCAGAAGTTTCTCGACATCTTTCAGCTGTGTCTGAGTATTTTTGATGCTCTTGTTGACACCTTCCAGTGCCTTGGAAAGCTTGGTGGTATCGCCACCAATTTCAACGGTAATGCCTTTGATTCTGTTTGCCACTGTGGTTCACCTCCAATCAGAAACTATCAAAATCCGCCTGTCCGGCAACCTCATTCCACCCCGTATAATCATCATTTTCTCGTTCGGTAAACATATCATTGATAAGTCCTATCGTCAGCAGATCCAGCTCGGTCATCGAAAGACCGAGCTGTTTGCATCTTAGAAGAAATAAAGGTGTGGTCATCGGACGGTCAGTTTGGCGATGTTTTTTTTAGACGCAACCTGTGTCGCTGTATTCAGTCCCCACAATTCGATAAGCTGAGGAAGAATCTCATAAATGCTGAATGTGTTGAACTGTTCCAGAAAGTCGTCAGGGTTATCAGGAACATTCTCCGGATCAGCGTGTTTTGCCATAATGTATGCGATATTTTCAAACACTTCAAGGCTCTCAATGCCGATCTCACTTTTGTTTTCATCACCCTCATTGACCTCAGTTTTCAGGGCGGAAAAGTCCTTGTAAATATCTCTGCGAAACTTCAGACGATACAGTCTTGGAACTGCAGCACTTGCCTTGAAAGGCACTTCAATACCATCGATCGTAATTATTTTCTTGATTGCCATAAATGCTCACTCCTTAAGATGTTTTAGTGGAAGATTTCACGACCGTATCAGGGTTATACGGCATCTTGAACCAGTTATTGTAAACCGCTTCTGTGGTGCTTTCCGTTGTCTTAGACTTTACAAGACCTGTCGGCAAAGGGGTAGCTTTCAGCGACAGTTTTTCTGTCTTGACTTCCGTGCTTTCTTCCGTTGTTGCAGATTCTGTTGCAGGACGGGAAGCACTGCAGCAGTACATCACATGACGGATATGGTGCTTATCGCCTAAAAACTCAAACATCAGTGCAAACTGTGCAAGTTCCGTATCATTCTTTTCTACCAGAACACCGTTATTATCAAGGATTTCTCCTAAGATTTCCGTTGCAAATTCGGTTGTGATAAGGGCGATTTCAAGGTCACCTGTATATCCTGCGTTGTTGTTGATGACATAATAAACGCCGTTATCCGCAAAAAAGTTCTCTGCTTCGCCGTTTGCATCAATAGAAAGCGATACAGCACCGGGGAGATGTTTTGACGGACCATATGCAGGAACAGTCTTGTTGCCGTCAGGATCTTCACCCCACTCATTGATTTTTGCCCAGTAGACATTCTGCAAACCGAATTTAACTTTGTTTTTCTTGTTCGCCATTGGTTATACCTCCGTTTCGTAAAGCACTTCATAGAGCCTTTCTGACTCTATCCAGACTTCTGATTTTGTGTAGTAGATCTCATGACGTTTCAGAACCTCTTCAATCTGATTTTCCAATTCAGGATTCTTAACGTCTGTGTAAAGTTCAATATCCAGCATTTTAAAGCTGAAATACATGGAATTATCCGCAGAAAATGTATTTTCTCCAGGTGAAAGAAAAATAAGAAAAGGTGGTGCAGGACTCTCACCCTCGGCAAAATGATGATATGCGAAAGGCAGTCCCATCTCTTCCATCATTTCAGCGATCTGTTCGTAGGTCATGATAAAGCCCCCTCGATTAAATGCTCCAGCAACTGTACGCCGTTCTCTTCCGCAGGAGCAATATGCGGTTTGCCGGATACCCGACCACCGCCACGCTTGGCGTGCCCCTTTTCCAAAAGGTGTGCCAGCTGATACCTGTTTTTAGAATGAACGGTCATTTCAAGAGAATGGCTGTTTTCCTTTGTCTTTTTGGCAGTCCAGCTCTTAGCATACGCCCCTGTTTTCTTTGGAGCATTGGCGGATATTTCATCTTTTACAAACTTTGCAGTCTTTCTGACCGCCTTTTTCATTGACGTATCTGCAAGGTCGGCGTAATCTGTCAGACCTTTCATAATCTCATCAGCCATTGCATCAACTGTAGTCATCGGAAGCACCTGCCTTTCGTATCTCACCCTCGATTTTCATGTAGTTGTTGTGGTCGTATAAGGAGGTAATTCTGGTGACATTGTAAATGTTATTCCTGAAAAGAATACGGAAATTGGTGCTGTTGATGTTCAGCGAGGCAGGACTTTGACGAACCAGAAATTCAAGTTTCTGTACCTCTTTGGTAACTCCTGCATTAGTGGTTTCACTTGCTGTTTTCACAGTTACCTTTGCCCACAGGGAGAATATTTCCTCCCATTTGGTGATGTGGTTTCCAATTTCATCAATAACAGTTCTATGCTCCAGAATGGTGATTCTTTGATTCAAAGTTCCAATTTCCATTACATCACGCCCTCTCGCTGTGCGAACAGAATCGAACGAAGATTTAAGGTCAGCTTTTTGTAGTCAGGATTGCTTCTGTTTTCATAAAGATACCCAAGTGCGAAAAGCATCGCAGTCCGCACGGTATCTTCATTTTCAGCAAGTGCGGATTCGTCCATTCTGCCAACGTCCATTACCAGATTTTTTGCTGTAGAAAGCAGATTCTGAATCAGACTATCGTCT